GCGGGAAGTAGATTCGAACTACTGACCTTCAGATTATGAGACTGATAAGCTACCACTGCTCCATCCCGCTAACTTAACCTACGTGTTTGATTGCTCAGGGACACATGGGGATTACTTTACGGTTATTATAGTGCAATCTGCAACGACTGATGTTTGCAGCGGCACTTTATACCACAAAGTTAAGTAAATTTTCTGAGAAAAACAAATTAAAAATGTATATTATTTAATTTGTCAATCGAAAAACTTGAGAGATAAGAGAAAGTTTTATCAGGGTTTTTCCTTATCCTGCATCTTTCTTCGTGTAATGCACCTCTGCATATTGCTAGAAGCCCATAACCCTTTGAACTTTTTATCTCTGTCTTTTCCCCAACAGTAGATAATGTAAAACAACTTGAGATTTTCATAATTGTAAAATTTAATGGATTAAACATAAAGGAATTGGTACCAGAGACAAGAATTGAACTTGTACGAACATTACTGTTCCAGGGATTTTAAGTCCCTTGTGTCTACCATTCCACCACTCTGGCATTGAGATATAAAATATTATATCTCAGGGTTTTTGTTTTAAATATGTATTATATTTACTTTCTTTGCGGTATTTTATTAATTTTATTTCTCGACGACAATCTTCTCTTGTATCGAAGAAGTCGCCTTGTTTGAAATATAAAAAGTAATAGTTTCCAGCTTTTTCATAAAAAGGAATATGAGGGTCTGTTGTTGTACCTATTAGGTAATAGATATTTTCACCTTTTGATATTGAAATAGTGTGGATAATTTCTACTACTGTTCCCTTTATAGCGGAAAGTTTACCGGTTTTTGATTTACCAATAAACCAAATGGTATCATCTAAATCATAAATTGTTGTGCGGAAAAATAAATCCATAATAATTGTTGTTTTAGTTAAGCTGAATTTATACAGGCATTAGGGTTATCATATATGTCATCTTCGTGCATTTCTATATAAAGTGTGTTGTCTGCATTATATCCACTGTTTTTTATGTTTATAACTCTCCATTCACCAAATAGGTCTGTATCGCAAAGTTTCAAATCATATGAATATGAATTGTTATGAGGATTATAAAAAATTCCTATTATATAACATTTTACTGCTTTAAAATTGTTTGTGGATATATCTTATTATTAAATCTCTATTATATTGAAACATTCGTAAATGCTACGTTATATGCTATTTTAAGGATACAAAGTTCAAATCAGAACCTAATCTACACCCAAAACAAAACCAAGATGTTTGAAACCAAGCACCACTATTTTTTTCAGGTTTAAAATTAAAGCGTTTGTTTGGTATCAACATTTGGATGCCATTTTTATTAAACATCTTTCCACGTTCAATTCCCTCTAATGTTGTCAAAGGAAGTAAAAACATAAAAGGCTTTTTCAAATCGTAAGCACGTTTCAAGAATTTATCCTTTAATGAGTATGGTGGGTTTGTAACAATCATATCATAGTTTTCAGGTTCGTATTTGAAAAAATCTTGCCCATCTTCAATATGAGTAGTTATTACATTATACCCAGCGTCTCTCAATACTTTTACAATCTTGCTTTCTTTTATAGCGGTGCATTCCCAAATTGTTTTTACTTCCTTTGGTATGTATGGTAAAATCATTTCTACCGCTTCAATAGGTGTGTATAGTTCGTCAAACGCACCTCTTTTGCTAAAATCTTTTTTCTGTTCTAATAAACTCATATTTTGTTTCATTTTATTCCAAAGTTCTTGGTCAATATCAATCTTTGCCCTATTTTCGAGAACACCAAATTTATAAAATAGCTTCATTAATCCTTTCGGAGAAAACTGGAAAACAAAATCATCCAGATATCCAGCCCCGGTAACATTACAAAAAAGAAAAGCATCCTTAGCTGGCATTTTGATGGCCGCGCCAAGGATGGTGTCAACAACTTGGTAACCGAAGTTCTTGTGAAGAATTTTAACTATGTCGCTCTTCGAGAGCTCTAAACTTCTCTTCATAAATTGTTACGATCCGTTTAAGAGTCCACTGCTTAATGTCTGATATTTCCTTGCCGGAAAAGACAGCATCAATTACAGCAGCGACAAATAAATCGTAACACTTATTATTGTTAAGAGCCGATCCACTACACTCGTCAACCACACTGTCTATTATTTGCTCTGTTGTAATCTTGCTTGCGTTTCCAGAAACAAATGTAGTTTTTTTAAAGGTAACATACAAATCCGCCTTTGGTGAAAACTTCGACCAGTGCTTGTTGTAAGGGCTTCCGAATGTGTCATAAATTTTTATGTCTTCCAGAGCAAACCCGACATCCCGTATTGATTTGATAATGTCAATCCAGAATTGTTATGAGGATTATAAAAAATTCCTATTATATAACATTTTACTGCTTTAAAATTGTTTGTGGATATATCTTAATATAATATGTAAATATTGCCACCGTATCTGTATTTAGGATTTTGTGGCATTTTTATCAGGTTTTTTAACATCTTTTGATTCAATTTCTTTTAAATAAAGAAAATTGTCCCAAAGTTCATTTATAACTCTTTTTTGCTCTTTACAATTATCTTGATTTTGATAATAGTCATATAATTCTGTTAAATCTAAATAAAGCTCATTGAAAATGTCTTCTGGTGGCATAATTTTTGATTCAAAAAACCATCCTAAAAGTTGTAAGATACCTAGCATAGTAGGTATTAACAGAATTATTACCAGAAGGAAAGTAAAAATTATTGTTATAGTGTTCATAATAATAAAATTTTAAAGTTTTGGGGCTCTAAAAAGAGTGACATTTTTAATCCATTCAAGTCCATTTATTCTTTAATCCAGATTCAGAAATATCTTGAGGAATTAGTCCTAATAACTCTATTCCTTTTGTTTTCCAATGATTGTAGTTATTTTCTTTAAAGAGTTCTTTATTGACATACTCCCACGGCTAAAGCGCGTGGGATTCTTGTGTGCAAGCGCGGGACGCCGTATCAGATACGGTCTTACTCCCGCTCCACAATTCGGAGATGCCCCTCCGAAGTATATTCTCAGCCGCAATGAGGTCGCGGTCGTTTACCTTGCCGCATTCGGGACATACCCATTCGCGGTCGCTAAGTTTCAATTCTCTGTTCACATATCCACACTCGCAAGTCTTTGAGGACGGATAGAATCGGTCTATCTTGTGAACTGTCACGCTATACTTCCGTGCGACGCATTCAAGTTTGCCGACAAACTCCGCATGAGCCAAATCCGACATCTTGCGTCCCCACATCCGCGTCATGCCGAGCAACGATAAATCTTCAATGAAGATATAATCATATTTGCGGCACAACTCATGTGCGAGCTTCCACTGAAAATCCTCGCGTTTGTGAGTGATGTTCTCAAACTCGCGGCACACATCCTTGCGTCTGCGCTGTCGGTTGTTTGAACCTTTCTTACACTTGGATAGCGAGCGGGATTTGCGCCTAACGTTGTCAAGGTCGGATTTCAAGAACTGTGGATTCCTCACGGTCGTACCGTCCGATAAGGTCATATAGGTCTTTAAGCCGAAGTCAATGCCTACGGATGCACCATCATGTGTCTTTCCGTACGCTTTCGGCTCTGCGTCCGTTGTGATTATCAGATAGTATTCCCCGAGTCGTGAACGCTTGATTGCTATTCGCTTAACCCTGCCTTCATAAGGTCGCGAATAAGAAAATTTGAAACGCTTCTTAATCGTATTGACCGTCAAGACATTTCCATTTAGAGAGAAACCGCCCTGTTTATAGACAATAGAGTAGAAGTCTATTGCTCTTCTGAATTTAGGAGGTCGCTTCGCTAATTTCTTAAAAAACCTCTGATATGCAGTATCAAGGCGTTCGATAATTTCTTGCGTGGTCTGTGAATGAAGCAGAGTTCGCTTAATTCTCTTCGCATAGTGTTTTTGCATCGCATTCTTTGAGATATACTTACCAAAGAGCGAATAGTACCTTTTCTGCAACGCAAGAGCGTGATTCCAGACAAAAGATGCCTCACGGAGCATCGCGTCTAAATGCTTTGTCCGCTTGGTCTGATACAATTTATATTTGTATGCTATCATCTTTTGTTATATCTTTGTTGCAAAGTTAATGAAAATATTCGACATCTGCAATACAAATAATAAATACATGACTACAAAAAAGAGATATTCAGCGAGTGAAACCTGTGTCTACAATCTTGGATTTCATCTAATTTGGTGTACCAAGTACCGTAGAAAAGTCCTTACCCCCGAGATAGAATCACGACTCAAAGAACTGATACGCGAGAAGGCGGATGAGCTTGAAGTGGAGATTGTGGAGATGGAAACGATGCCTGACCATATCCACATCTTTGTCAAGTCAAAGCCCACATACGCTCCACATTTTCTTGTGCAGCAGTTTAAGGGGTATTCATCGCGAGTTTTGCGTGAGGAATTTGCAGAGCTGCGCTCCCGTCTGCCGTCTTTGTGGACGCGTTCGTATTTCTGCGAGTCTGTCGGATGCATTTCGGCTGATACCATAATCAGATATATCGAGAATCAGAAAAAACATTGAGGCGCTTTCATCCCACGACTTCAGTCGTGGGCTTTCCCGCTTATCTTTAGTAAAACACAAATATTTTTTATTTTGCATTTTTAGAATTTTTATAGAAGATTTAGTTTATCATATCTTCTGGTTTTTCAGGAAGTCTTTCGGTACACCAATTTTTAACAGATTCTATTATCCAATCTCCAAATCCAATACCACGAAGACAGCCTATAAAACCATCCATAATATCATCAATACCTGCATCCCAAGCGCCTTCCCAGGTCATCCTGTTTCCGGCATGTTCTAAAGTAAGTTTAGTTGGTATATTTTTGTCCATAATTTTAATTATTTTGAATAACTGTAATACCTTCGGGATAATACATCCAATTTATTGAATCTAAT